TGTGTGCGTATTCAGTTACTTTATTTCTGACCGTCTCAGATGCAAACTGGGTTTCTGTTATCGAGATCCCAGAGATGCGCCCTTTTTGACGGTTGTTAAATATTCTTGACGCTATTAATAATACGGTTTTACGTGGAGGGTTTAACACGCCTTCTTTTGACAACTCTGCTCTTGCTGCTTCTAATGCATCAAGTCCAAGTTCTGCCGTTTTCTGGTCTAATTTTATTGACCTGTCTTGAGCTAACCCATTTACCCACTTGTTTAATAATTCTTCAAGTTCAGTTTCTTGTTTTATATTTACTTTTGCAAACTTTCTAATTATCCTTTTATATTGGTGATCCAGCCATGGAGCGATGGATATAAACTCCCCGTCATTCCTTAATGTTTTAGTTTGTTTAGCAAAATACGATCTTAATTCTCTTTTAAATGGTTTTTCAAGAGCCATTTTTATATTCAGAATTCTTTGAGGTTCAGTTTTTAAAAAGTCTTGTTTTGTCATTCTTTTGTTATGTTGTCGTCATCGTAATCGTCATCACCTGACACGCCCCACATTGAGGGCTTATAAATTAGATGGCCTTCGTCCCCTATAGACTCGTCCCCTGTAGATGTTCTTATCTCATTATCAGAGTGTACAAATATTTCCCGCATAGTTTTAGCTCTCTCGTATAACCTTTGTTTAAGAGCTGGAATTTGTGATTCGTCAATTGTTAATTTATAATCTTTACCGTCTTTATATCGAGACAATAAAAAATCACCAAAATTCTTAAATAAAAACTTGCCTCTGGGCAATACTGCCAGATCAAATAAGGCTAAGATTGAATTTTGAAAATTATTCATTGTCATCGTTTCCGACATGATTAACGGTAATGGGATTTGATACATATTGTAGATTGTTGTAGTTGATGATTCAATAAGTTTCAGGAAGTCCATGTCTCTAGTATTGAGCAAGAAATTTTCATACTTAACGGGGACAGGGGACACTATATTTCTTCCTGCAACAGACGGTCCTGTAAAATGATTGTCTACTTCTTTTTTAAAAGCCTTGTATTGGTCTGGTGACATTGAGTCACCACCAGGCATAAACATCCCACCAGGTCGACTGGCGTTTTTAAGGACACTGCTATTATGTACATTTCCATAATATTTCATGTAAACTTGAGTTGTTAACCTGGTTAATGGGCTTTGACCTCTGGTTGTTATTCTGCCTTTTTTAATCAGCCCCTGATGTAACTCTTGTAACTTATCTGGAGTTTGATATGTAACGACCCGTCTCTTAAGGTCTAGTTCTTTGTTGTATTGATTATGGTTATCTACAGCAGAGGTCAAGATTGAGCTGATCCTTCCGTCTCCACCCTGAACAGGGGTGACATTATCAGGAGTAATAAAATCAATCTCAACTGGATCAAATTTGACATTACCCACTAATAAAGGGTAAAATTCGCCAGTCAATAAGAAACTCACCATTAATTCGAAAAACAATTGTTCTTTTTTTGTCTTAATTCCAGGGTCTGCTAGTAGTTCAAGGGCTGGATGGTCTGTATCTTTTACTAAGACTTTACCTGTATTTTTATTAACCAATACAGGATCAATTGCCTCAAACGCCCAGGCTATACGGTCAACAGCATCGCCTACAGCATCAGAAATAGTATATAACAGGTACGCTTCCCATGCTGACAAATGACCACAGCTAAGATAATTATTAAATACAGATTGCCCAACACTCCCAAAGCCCGCAGACTTTTCTTGAGCTGGGTTATTATCTATTTTTTGTTTTCTATTAAACCATTTCATTTATTATCCGATTAACTCATAAATAATACAAAATCCACAATTGCTGCTGGAATTATAGCAAAATTTGGCAACGCTTCTGTTTTAAAATCTGCTGCACCATCTGAGCTAGACATCTGAAATCTCAATTTGCACCCTTTGTTTATCCGAAAAGGAAGGAATCCAGACATTACGGTCTGTCTTTGCCCTATAACTGGCAACTCTGCATGTCTAGCATTAAGAAAAACCCAACCCGCTCCGGTATTAATTTCAGGACAAACACTAATATTTGAATTGCCTGTAGATGTATCTATATTAAGAGTAGCTATAATTTCAAGCCTTCCTGATCGTTTTAATTCAAATTCGCCTGATGTTTCATTAAAAGTTAATAAAGAGTCGTCATTAAGATCAAAAGTTAAACTACTAAAGTTTACATTGTTAACAACTTCAAAATTAGCATTAATATCATCATCACCAGTGATAACTAATTGGGCTGTAAATGTATTTTTTGGACCGTTGCCAATAGAATCACTCATAGTAACAACTCCTTAAAAGTTCTTACTCCTGGCAGAAATTTAGTTGTAATGACTACACCATTAAATTTCCATAGTAATTTAGACGGGTAAACGTCCTCAGTATATATTCTAGCTATAAATTCGCCTGTGGTTGTATTATACTCTACAGGGACAAATTCATTTCGAATATTACTATTGGCTCCGTAAATATTCTCACACGGTTTTACTTCGATTGTGATAATAGGTACACTGGAATCAAAGTCAAATTCATTGCCAATCACTTGATGTTCTGTTAGCGCAACGCCAGTTAAACTAAAGTTATAACCAAAAGTATCATTATCTAACTCAGGAGTAGTCGATCCATCGTCAGAATGCAAATGGAACTTTCTTTTTATCTGGCTTTTAGTCCCTGCGTCAAGGGTGGGCAAGTTTGTATTAATATCAGTTATAGTATTAGTTTGTGCATAACCTGTGCTTGCTGTCCAGGTTGATCCAGACCAGTATTGATCTACTCCATTAAGCACAATTGATTCTCTTATTTCGTCACTGCCTGTCTCTGTTGTAGTTGCGGCTTGAGTTAAAGCCTCGGTAATCTCAATTGATCCTTTAGTAACTATAGTCGGGTTATCAGTAGGAAAACTAGTAGGGCTTCCTGGTAGTTGCTGTATTCCAGCCCCAGAATTCCACAAAAAAGCAACATCCGCAGCTGTTAACTCTCGTTTAAATATCATTACATCATTTACAATTGTTCCAGCTCGTAATGGATTATTATTTCCATCCCTTGCGCCAATCTGAAAATCAACTGGGACAATTATTGTCGATACAAGCGGACCTGTGCCTGTAACCGTAAAATCAATTATATTATCTACATATATCTTCATTCCTGCGGCTGCACTTAATCCATCATAGGTGCAAACTACAAGATGATGTGCATTATCTTTATAAGTGTTTGCGGTTTGAACAGATATTTTATTATTTGAGGTATCTCTAATAGCAAATTGAAAATCTGCGGTGACAATACTGACCCCATAACCATCAACAATACCGCTACTATCCTGGCGGGCAATTACAAACTGAGTTAATACCGATGTGTATTTAATCCAGAACGCAAAACTAAACGAATCGGTTCTTTCAAACGCAATTAAATTATCAAGATTAATATATCCTGATCCTTTACCTTCAATACCGTTCGAAAACTTACCGGACGTACTCCAGTCATTTCCATCAAGACCGCCAGCAAAAGCACCATGTCTAGCATTACCAGAGCTATCGATACCGACAAGCCCCTGGCTTTCATCTAACTTTAAATATGAATATCCCACTGGAACCGCAGGGGTTGGTTTTAGCTTTGCTATACCGCCAACAATTTCTATCTTATCAGAGTCAAATTCATAGTTGTCTTCGTTAGTATAATTATTAATTGAAGTTGGCATTATTTACTAAACTCCGTTCTTGATCCAGTTGTGTCCATTTGAATATGAAAATCAAACCCTTTGCCTAAAACATCACCCGCAACATCTGTGTCGTCTCTATATATTTTTAAATCAAAAAAACTACTTACACCTAAAACAGAGGGAGGAAAAATATTTGGAAATACAGATATTTGTAGTATATCACCAGAGCCAGGGTAGGTAAAAACTTCAAAGGTTGCAGTATAAGTGGTGAAGACAACAAAGGGGTCTTGCCCGTTGCCATACCATCGGAAATCAATTTTCCATGTTGGAGTGGCTACTTCCTCTTGCGCCCAATGTATATGGGGGACAATATAACTCCCTTCTTTCCATGAATGGGTAAATTGATCTGTCACATATACAATTTCATCAGGCCCGTCATTAGGAAAGAGGAGACCAAGTCTTATAAAATCATAATCTGGCTTTGCAGCAACGCCCTGCCTGTCTCTAGTAAACGGGAACCTTAAATCATCCCACCTGACGCCAACAAACAAACCAGCGTCTAAAGGGACACCGCTATTACCTTGACCATCGCTCATACAGACACCACCACAGAGCCAGAATAAACCCGAGCCATCATATAAAAATCAGAATCTTCCTGGCTTTGTAGTAATATTTCTGGTTTAAACCCTAAAGTTGCTGTAGTTGTATCGGTAGGAGCAGCCTCTCCAGTTAAGCGATAAGTTTGCCAATAATTACTTGCTTGCCACTCTTTGATAGTTATACGCCCAGTCACAACAGCCGTTGCAACTTTGACCCATACGCCTTTAGGTAATGGTACATTAACAGGATTAGCCATAGTCGACCTCTTTGTATATAGATATACCCAATATAGCATAGATACCAATGTTTGTCAAAAAAAATATGTAATTATTGTATATTGGCATAGTATTTGCACAGAAAACTTTTACAAAAAAGATTTGACTTAGGCTTTTTTATATATTATATTAAAGGAGTGTTACATTTAACAATGCTTTTTTGCGTTGTACCTTAGCAAAGGAAAATGTTTACAGGTATTTAAAGTTGTAAAGGGTCTTTCTTGATACTTTAGACCCTTTTTGCCTCGGTCGGCTAATGGGAAGGCCAGAAAGGAGGTGGAAGTCCTTTTTTGCTGCGGTTCGAGTCCGCTCTGGGGCTGGATTGCTTTTAGTAACTTCTAAGCAAGTTGTCAATTAGTTCAGTGGTAGAACAACGGGGCTCCAATACACAGGTTCGATTCCTGTATTGACAAAAATAAGGACCTCTGGAAACAAGTTCTTTAGCTGTGTTCGATCGGCACAGTAGGTCTTGGCAAGATCGAGGCTGAAGTTGTCAGTTAGTCAACTGGTAGACTCCCTGTAAAGGATCGGGGGAATATGTGGTTCGAGTCCCATACTGACAAATACCCCCTGGTGAAACCGCTGTAGATTAACAGACAAGTACCCAGGGGGTTTTTATTTAAAGGAGTATTAACATGACAGTTAGGACAATACAACAAATAAACATTATAGATGAATATCCACAATGGACTATGTACACAAAAGACATTATTAAAGAGCATCTTCATATATCTATTACCCCAAGCCCCGTTATAAACACAATAAACGGCCAGACAATTATTAAGCTTAATCATAACTTAAATGATGATACGTTAGAATACTATTTACAGCCATTCGCCGAGCAAATAGAACTTTACAAACCTTTGAATTTAGAGAGATGGCAGCAATATAAAAATGAGTTTAATGAAAGGTTTGACTACACTGAGTCTTTAACTTATGTGCAGAATAGAATAGGCTGGTCCGGGGTGTATATGTATCCTTATGATTTATTCCTTCCTTTTAGGTTATTCGACCCAAAATTAAAACGATACCCTAAAAACAGCGATGAAATAACCCTTGTTAAAGAGATGTTTGATCATGTTCTTGAGTCTAAAAAAGGATATATAACATGAGTGAATGCGAAATATGCAACTGCAAACTCCCGTGGATTTACCCAGAAGTAAACAATAGTAAATATGAAAGAAAATGTAATGATTGCGATTCTAATAGTTGTATTGGGTGTGGTGACTATATAACAGGTGACTTTAATCGTGGGTATTGTGACGATTGCCATAAAGAGAATGTAAAACATAAAGGAAAATAACATGAAATTGTCAGAAGATTTAAAAATATTAAACGTACCAGAAATAATTATTGAAAAAGCACAGGTAATTGAAAAATTGTGTGCCGATCAATTTAACAGTCCTTACATGCAATTATACTCAGGGGCAAATTATGAGTGTAGATATTGCGGGGCTTTTCAAGTAAAAGAGGGGCGGATGGAACATGACACATCTTGTCCTCATCGTAGGTATAAATTCATTATAGGAGATTTAACATGACATGGATAATATTAACAGTAATAATTGCTTTGATAACAGGGGTACTATTTGGTATTACGTTTGGGTACTGGTTTACTGCAAGCTGTGCGGTATGCAAACATTTTAAAAGTGACACGAGATTTAATAAACATACGTTTAAAGGCAAAGATTTCTTAACGCATAATTCAAAAACGTGTACAGCTTTAGCACTGCCTTGTTTAACAGCGCCGCACCAGACCTGTAGATATTGGCAACATTGCGGGACGACAAGAAAACAAAGGGTTAATAGATTTGTTGAACCGTTGGAGGGTTAAGAATGAACATAAAAAACCACACTAAATCATGTCTGATCTGCAATTGTGACTTGACACATAAAAATGTAAGCCGGCACGACTTTTACACTCACTGCAAAAGTTGTTATCTTTCGGCGCATACATGTTCCCGCTGCGGCCGTATCTTTCCCATAGACCCAGACTATCCAGACCAAGCTGACTGTATAGATTGTCTATAAAAACAAAGAAGGATAAATAATATGAATACTGAAACAAGGATTGCAGAGATTAAAGTACTAATACACACTTTAGAAACTGAGTTGAAAAGACTGGAGAAGCCAACTCAATTACCGGCATGCTCAACTATAAACATAAGAAGAGCATGTGAAAATTATATAGATTTTATTTCAGAAGATGATTGCAACAGAGATAAAGTAGGTGATTATGAAAATGAAATATTCGAAGTTGCTTTAAAGATGGTGTACGGCCCTGATGTATTCGATTATGTTAATGCTAAGTTAGACTAAAACCTTGATAATATAATACTAAAAGTACGAAAAGACTAGTTATTTATTATATACCCGTTCTCTACTCCATGCCCACAACAGGCTGCTTTTACATTATGTAAATACCCTAAACAAGCATCATATCCTTTTGATGTTGGGGGATTTTTACATCTTTTACATTTCCGCCTCCCTGACACCATTGTATTAGTGTCAGTATATCTCCATACAGGTTTACTATAATAAATCTTATGACCTCTCGAAGATGCAGTTATCACACTACCCCCCACGGTATCCATTCAGGTTCTATTTCACAGCGGCTAATTACGTACGCTTCACATAAATTCGGGCTTTTTGTCCCTTTAGGCTTTTTGTGTATTGTAAGCTTGCCAGCAGACGTTAAGCCATGTTGCGGTTGAGATAATTCCCTGACCAGCTTATTAATAATCGGCAACCTCTCAGGGTTCTTAATCATTATAACGTCTACTGTGTCGTCATCGGTACCGTTTGTATATCTATAAGTTTTCCTAAATTCTTCTCTTATCTTCCAGTAAGCTTGAGCCTTCGGATTATCAAACAGTATCTTATTTGTTTTATCTGCGTAATCTGTCTCATTTGGACGAACAACGGCCCCCGAAGCCGCCCAACCCCGTATTTTCATATTAATAGCTATAGTTACCCTTTTTAATTGCTTCCAGAGGCTTTCTTTAGCTTCCAGATTAACACACTTGCTTAACTTTCGCTCTATTTCAGCTTTATCGGTATGACATATCTCTATTATTTTTCTGATTGGGCCTCTAATACCAGCACCGACACCTATACTATCATATCTTAATTCGTCATATTCCATATCTACACATTTCCAGAATGCCCGCTCTGCCGTCTCTGTGACATCTTCACCGTTCCACTCATCCACAAACCCAAATACATTGCCATCCATCCCTACTAGAGCGTTAGTATCCGACCCCTCGTCAGCTACGTCAAGACCTGCTACTTTTCGACCTCTTGTCTCAACTTGGTGATTAAATGAGCTATTAACCCAGGAGGACGGACAAACTACAGCGTCTATAGAAGCAGCAGCATCACGTTCAATTTCTCGTTTGAATATATGGAGTGTTCCAAAAGCTTCCGCTTCTTTACGTTTTGCATCATACCAGGCTTGATCATGTGTTGGGCAATCCCACCAGTCAAATATAAATACAGGGACAGCTCCACTTGTAACTTTCGTATAAAACAGAGTACCTGTCGCACTATGTGTAGATACATCGATGATGCAATCAGAGTTTTCAGAGATAGCCGCCTGGACTAATTCAGGATGGACATAAAAAGCAGCCTCGTCTTTTAAATAGATTGTTCGCCTGCCGCCACGCCCTGCATTATCACCACATGAACCACCGATATCAGAGTCAAGATCAGGGTTAGCGTAATGCATAAATTTTCTTTTGACATTTGGTTGGAATTCTGTTGGCAAATATTTCAGGACGTGGTCTATTTTACCAAACAAAGACGATTTATCATCTTTAAGATCACAGCTTTCTTGTTTGAGCGTGTATAGGCCTATAGATGATCCAGGCATAAAAAGAAACAAATAAACGCTAAATGCTATGAATAACCAGCTCGCGCCAACATCCCTACATTTGTCTACGCATCCATTTTTTTTAGTTATGTACAAATACCACAGCCACCGGATAAACTCCTCTTGTTTAGGCCATAACAGGAATGGTACTGACTTATTATTAGACAACCGTGGATCAAAAGTCATAACATAACGGTTTATAAAATCAACGCATGAGCTTGCTGTTGGAATCTGGTAAAGTTGTTTAAATTGAACTATCTTACTTGAGTCTAACGAGTCCAGACGGTCTTTATATGTCATATATTAAGGTTTTTGTGAATAAAATAAATACTCATTACTTGGGCAATATTTATTTTGATAATTTTCGCACCTGATATAATTAGAATCAATAGGGTCATCTCCGGTGGGGTCTTTATGTTCACAGGTAATACACGGCAGCTCTGCCCACAGAACAGAAGCGAATAGGTCTATTTGGCCAGGGGTTAAAGGTTCAAAAACTTGAGTTTTATCTTTCTTTGTGGTAAAAGGTACTAGCAAGGCCTGCTCTTTAATCCTCTTATCTGGTTTTAAT